AGCTTCGGTCGGAATCTCGAATGCTTTAGGTGCAGTATCTACTGATTGAGCCTCTTGGGTAGTTGGCTCTACTTGTTCTTCTTGTACTTCGTTACTTGTTTCTTCACTCATTATTACTCTCCTTTGTCAGGTATGAGATTTAAAACTTTAGTAAATGCTTTTTGTAGTCCAAGTTGATATGCTTGAAACTCAGACCATGCAGGAGAAGTAAAAGTTTCTTCATCCATACATTTTCTTTGAGACAGTTCTATCTGTTCTTTAAAATACTTGTTAAGTTCTTCAAAGACCTGATTCTTGGTCAGACTCTTAGCCTTTTCTGATTTTAAATCCATAATTTAGATATAATTCTACTATTTATAAAAGATATAATATTTAAAAACTACAAATAAAACTAATAATTCATATTATAATAATATTATATCATACTTTTTACAAAAAGTCAAGCTAAACTTAGACCCCTGGAGGTATAGGTTCAGCTCCACTTAGTTGTGCTTCTTGCTGAGCTAGCATTTCTTCTTCCATTCCTGGAGTAGCTTGCTCTGCTTGTATGGTTTGCTGTACTTGCTGTTGTAACTTAGCAGTTTCAGCTTGTTCAAAGATAGCTGCGTTATCTTTAATAAAGTCATACTGTTCAAAGCCCATATACTCTTCAACCATACCTGCTAATTTCTTAGCTGATATATGTGGAGCAATAACTTGTCCCATAGGACTATTAAATAAACCCATCATATTTTGAATTAGTTGAGCTCTAGCTGCATAGTGTCTTGCACCAATAGGTCGCAATTTACCACGAGCAGTTATGTCATCTTTAGTAATAGACATGAAGTCAATAACACCTAAGTCATCATCAATAGTCTTAGCTACTTCTGCCATATCCATATTACGCTTAGACATCTCAAGCATAGTATTTAGAATAGGCTCTAAGAACTGTACCTCAAAGTTATTTACTTTATGTTGGAAGATTCTACCTGCAGCATTTTGTAGTTGTTGTACTTCAAAAGCTGTTTTCTCACCAGGACTACGAATACCCATAGCTTCTTTAGGTGCTCCTGCCATTTCTTCCATGACTTGTAGTAAAACTGCAATCTCATTATTTACTTGAAATGCGGCTGCATTAGGAGGCATAGCTTCTACATCGCCATCTTCTGGTATATGTATTGTAGATTCAGGTCTCCACTCAAAAGGTTCTACATCTCCTTTAATCTTTAAGGGAGGATGTATAGTCATATCAAGTGCATCAGCTTTTAAGTTTTCTAAGTGGTCTACACGATACTGCATACCTACTAGATTATCTAAAGGACCCATACCATAAAGGTTATCTGGTCTTTTTCTCCATCCTACATGATGCTTATTATCTCTACCTAAGTAAGAAGGATTATCTACATTACGGATAACATAACTTCTATCAATAACAGTAATAATTTTTTTCTCTAGTAACTCATCGTTTACTTCATCATAAAGGTCACCTTCAAACTCCAGTATTTCTACCATACCTGATTGATAGTATTCTTGTAATGTACCAAAACCATCAACAATAAATGCTTCTGCTTTGTTTACATCTTCTTGTCTAAATGAGCTAATAGTTCTACGCAAGTCCATAGCCTGTTTAAACGCAGCTTCATCATAGTCAAGGTCTGGTCTATCTTTCATATCTTTTTTAAGTTCACCAACAGTTTTAACATATCGAGTAAACTTAGGTGTTTTATCAAAAGTGACTGCTGAAGGATTAAAGATAATATCAAATGGTGATATTCTAGCTAGTTTAGGACCACGATACGTAGTAATCTCTTCTTCAGTAAATTGGTCTACATGCTTCTCATCTACAAAAGTAACCTCTGCAAAAGCATTACCATAGTCAATATAATCATATAATAACTCTGATATAGTTTCTCTAAACCCTGACTCTTTAGTCTTAGTCTTAAGATATGCTTCAATAGCTTTACGTTTTTTAACTGTAGAGTCTTTATAGTTAGAACCTTCCCACTTCATCCAGTTGTCATTAGGAAATAAAGCATCCATGTAGTTAGCATGTAAGTTATCTCTAATCTGTGTTAGTTTAGGTAGAGTTGTTTTGTTTTTCCAAGGAAGCTTAGAGTTTGTAGTCGTAGTAGTATCTGTAGCAAACAGGTAGTTCCTAAGTTCTCTCCACTCAGCTTCTTTTGGTTGTCTTTGTATCCACCAGTTATTATAAAGATGAGCAAGCTGTTTAGCTATACTGTCTCTTTCTTCAAATAGTTCTCTAATTTGTGCGACTTTACCTGCCATAATTTTTCCTTAGTAAGATACTCCGCCAAAGCGAGAGTGTGACATAATATTACTACCCATACTAAAGGAACCTATCCTTTGTTTAGGTATTACTGCAATTGATATTGCATTAGATAGTGCATCCTTAATATCATCGTGAGGAGGATGTACCATTACAAGCTCTTCTTCTAATGATTGACAATTACCACCTTTATAGTGCCATACTTGTAAGTTGTCATACTTAGGTTCAAGCACGGAACTTACTCTTTCAAACTTATCACCTAGACTTCGTGTTGGTCTAAACTCATCTATTGATAATGGTATTCCATTTGGTTTAAGATAGCTTTCTTTTAGTTCTCTTACGATAGTTTGTTGAGCTACTGTTGTTTCAGCTCTTAGTTTTCTAAAACCCCACTTTTCCCAAGCTTTTAGAATGTGTGCATAGTAATCTACTATTCGTTCTGTTTTAAATCTGTCAATGTCTAGTACATAAAAATTACCTTGATGGTCTACACCAATAGTAACCAAAGCTGTAAAGTCAGCCTTTTTTCTTAACGAGAAAGCGAAGTCAATCGCAGCATACACGTTCAACTTCCTATCTCGTAGATACCAATCACCTTCCTTATTTGTTAGTACAGCTCTATCATAATACTGAAAATTATCAGAGTTAATTCTAGCGGTTTCTGTACTATTAGGGTTATTGTAGTATTGAGCGTAGAACTGAGTAGAATCGATGTACTTTGCTTTAATCCTAGCCAGTTCTTTCGCATCAAATCCAAACTGCTTACCATCATCTCTTTTTTGTTTAGTCCAGAGGAACTCACCATCAGTTTCAACGACTCTTTGGAAAAGTTCGTAAACCTCTTCTTCAGATATTAAATCACCTCCTTCATCGTAATGTTGTTCTTTGATGTTTATCATGGTGTCATAGATGTCACGTGGATGATAACGTGTACCTACTACCCATTCATAAGCACCAGGATTCTCAATAGAAGCTAACTGTGAATACGCAGAGGCAACTTTATCTCTGCCATCTTCTGTGTACGCATTACCTGGGACCACAATATCGTCAAGTACAACGACATCAGCATGGAACCCAGTAGTGTTGCTTGTAAGACCAACAGCTTTACATGTAGCATCTCGAATACCCTCCAGTTTACGTTGTGGATGGTCAACAGCAATCTCTGCTACTGCCCACTTTTCTCGCTTCCCTTCTTCAGGGTGAATCATATCAGACCAATAACGTCTGTAGATAGGTGAATCAATAATCTGTTTTATTGCATATAGTTGTTTCTCAGCCAAGTCTGCTGTAGCTGATACATAAAGTATGGTTGTTTCAGGATGCTTAGTAATATGCCAAGCTGTTCTATAAGCAACCAACTTACTCTTCATATGTCCACGAGGCAGTAAGACTAATTGGTTCTCTTTAGCTTCACTTCTACCCCACCAGGAGATTAACTCTTCATGTATAGCACCTAACATTAAATGTGGTGCAACTAACTTAATAAAGACTAGCAAGTCAGCTTCTGCTAACTGTCTTATTTCATCTACTTTACTCATGCTCTATATTTTTTTACCTTTTTAGCTACCTTCTTAGGTTGAGCTACATGTTGCTTACCTTTTTTATTACCCTTAGCTTTAGCTGCATTAGTAGCTTTTTTTTCTGCAGGACTTAGTGCATTCCAAGCTGCTTCAGGAAGGTATCTTTTTTTACCTTTACTAGGACTACCATCAGAAGTTTTCCACTTTTGTTTTGTCCACTTAGTTAAGCTTTCTTGTGATTTAGCTTTAGCCACGATAACCACCACCTTTAGCTTTATAT